TACCTCATTGAAGTAAGCCACATCACTTCTAAGACCTTTTCCAACATCCGACTTATCCAAACCTATAAACTTTATAAACGAACCGTTAGGGAATCTGTAAAGCGTTCCAGCTACAAATTTACTATCTTGATAGATGCCAAACATCTGCATTATCTTAACAAAATCTTTGATAACAGTTAACCGCATTTTAGTAAGCTCAGAGGATAGAATTAATATCTCTCTATTCTCTTTACTTGAAGCGTGATTGATTAACAACATAAGGATTGAAAAAGTTTTACTTGCTCCTTGCCCTCCTTGTACTATTGTAATTTTCTTTCTGCTCCCAGCAATCTTTCTTAATGCAGTTGTTTGTTGCATTAAGAATCTTTATCTTTTGAATCATCCAACGGATCAATGTTCATCATCTTAATATTCGCAGTGGTATTAATATCACTTTGCTCTTTAAGGTTGTTTAATCTCTGAGTAATGCTCGGATTGTAGAACCCAAGTAAGCCACCTTGAATCTGGTCTGCTCGAATTTCTTTTCTTATATGTGAACAGATAGCTACAAAGCTATTATAATATTCTCCTTTATTATCAAAGTATTGCCCAATAAACTTCTTGTTTTGATTGTAATACCAAACTTCAAACCCATCTAAAGATAGTGCGAGTTTTGGATAGTCAGTTTTCTTAGAACCATCTTTTCCAACATACTGAATCTTCTCCCATTTCTTTGCAGTTTCTTTTAATGAGAGTTTATATTCTGTGAAGGCTTGTTCTAAATCTTCTGGCGTTTTAAATATTCTTGTTGGATGCATTTTTCTTTGTTTTAGTTTTCTTTACTTTTGCTTTCGGTTTATTTGCCTCTTGAATGTTTAAATGATTAAGAAGTATTTTAAACGTGAATGAATCACAAGAGGAACAAGAAATGTTTGCAGTCTTTCCAGTTAATTCATAATACTTACCGTAAAGAAATGTTCTTTCTTCTTTGGTAAATCTTATGTTCATACCTTCTCTCCTCTGTATGAATCTTTTTTTAAAGTCTTTTAATTCCATCTATTGTAATTGCTATTAAATACCCTAAAGGTATAATGAATAAATTTAATGTAATGATTGAAGTAATAATTGAAGTCCACATAATCAAACAAAAATAACAATCAAAAGGTTTAACTTCTTCTGTGATGCTATAACCGAGTTTTCTTTTTAAGTGAAAGCCTAAATTTAAACTATCTTTTAAAAATAGTATTAAGGCAATATTAAATATTAGTAATTGCATAGTATTCTTTTTTAATTAGTTCTTGTGCTTGTAACATATATTTATCCAAATCAGCTCTCCTTAGTTTTAACTTCTTACATAAGGAAAACTTACTATTTTCAAAGCTAAGAAAGATTAGATCCTGATAGAACGTAAACTCTTCGTTTGTTGTTTCTTTTGCAAGGAATGATTCCAGAGCTAATTTGTAATTATTCTCTTCTACTTCTTCGCTTTCATTAAAATATTCTTCTACAAAAATCAAATCTTTATTCTTTTTTAAATAACCAAGATACTCATTCTTTAATGTTGTATAGAAGTAAGACTGATAATTATCGACATTCTGCACGTTTTTAACAATTATTTTCTCAATTGCTAAAGAAAAAATCTCTTCGTAGTTATCCTTTGCAATGCTTTTGGCATAACTCCAGCACGTTTGACAATTGTATATCTTTTCAATCATAGACAAATATACACAAAATTATTTAATAGTTGGTTTTATGTTTTTTAATAGGGATAAAATATCCATTGCAAGATCAAAACCATCAATTGTTCTGGATTCTAATTCCAACACTTGTTTCTTTATGTTCTCTATTAATTCCAGTTGAGCATCTAATTTAATATTTTTCATTTCATTGTTTCTTAAATACCCATTTTTCATAACAAATACCTATTTTTAATATTTAGCATATCGGAGAGAATCTATGTATAGGATAGTTCCCTCCCTTTGACATACTCGTATTTTTTAAAGTATCGAAAACACCAGCTCTTAATTATAATCCCATTTGAATTAACTGGTGTTTCCCTTAGATACTATCTATATAAATATTAAAGGGATTGCAAAGCACAATACTATGATTGCTAAAATTACCTGTATAAACCCCATTACTCCACCGTTTTCTTGTTCTTCCATTTGTTTTGTTTTTATTTATCTTGTAAGCATACGGCATCAACACCGTATTGTTTTAATTCTTTTATTCTAAATGCTTGTAAAGGTTTGAGCGTGTCAGTTTTTTCTTTGCACTCAATAAATATTGGTTTACTTCCTTCTTTGAAACAAACCAAATCTGGTAAGCCAGGCTTGTTGGTTCTTATTAAATTTATAACATACCAATCATTATCTTGGTATTCCTTTATAATCTTTGACTGAAATTTTGAAGCCATAATTTTAAAAAAAATCTTCTATTATTAAATATCCAAACTCCATTAAACAATCAACTGCTCTTGAATATTCAGAATGTTCTTGCGTGAAGTTTGAAGGAATACTTCCATCCTCCCACATTAAATACAATTTATTTTCTGCTTGTTTTCTATTCATATTATCTTCTTAAAGTAACTATTTGTAAAATCTAATTTATTACTCACTCTTTTATAAATATGCTTTTCAATCCCACCCTTTGCAAATATAAAGTAAACATTGTTTTCCTTTGTTCTTTCCTTTGAAGTCATTCTGTCACGACCTTGCAAATACGACAATGCACTAAACTCAATGTTGTAATAAATTAAACAATCAGCACTTGATAAATTAACTCCCTCTCTGCTTGAACGTATTTGCCCAAGAAAAACTTTATCTTTTGATTCGTTAAATTCTTCTGGCGATTCTGTAAATATAGGGAATATATTTTTAAGTAGCAAAAATTCTTCTTTAAAGATATAAAATATTGCAATCTTCTTTCCTTTGAAATGCTCTTTTATAAACTCAGCTTTGGAGGAATCAATAGTCATTGAGTTTCCACTTTCAAATTTTACAGTCCCAGAACATAGCTGATGAATCTTGTTTTGCAACTTAACAGAAGTATCTCCAAGTATTACTTCTTCCTTTCCTTCAACAACAAAATCACGTTTCAATCTTGATACTAATTCATAAATCTTTGGTTTCATCTCCACCTCCAATATATGTTCGTTTACCGTTTGATTAAAACCAGCTTCTTCCTGAGTGTAAGAAATAAAGTACGGTTGCAGTATTCCCATTATTATATCTTTGTAAGCATTGGAGTAATCGTTTACTTCGGCATAACCAAGATTCTTTTTTTGAACGTTAACAAATTCTTTTGCCCATTTATAAAAGTTTGCGTATTTATTGAAAGGAGAAAATCTATTTGATAATCTGAATTGATGAAACAGTTGTGAATAGGATTCTGGAGATGGAGTTCCTGAAAGTAAGATTAACTTAGTGTAAGCATATCTATCAATAATTGCTTTCAACTCCTTGTATCTTTTACTTGGCTTTGGATAAGTTCCGATTGAATGTGCTTCATCAATTATAATGAAATCAAATTCTCCTTCAACTTTATGAAGGGATTCATAATTTATAACGGTAAGATTGTATTCTGGATTAAGGAGTTCATAATCATTTTCAATAGATTTGATTGCTTTCTTCTTTGTAACAAATAACACTTCCTTGCTTGTGAATTTATTTACTAATGATAAAGCAGTTAATGTTTTTCCACAACGTACTTCCATAGATAGGTAAACCATGTTAAACTTTAATAGTTTTGAATATCCATCGTTTGCAATCCTTACTTGGTAATCTCTTAATTTTAGCATTTTATAAAAGGTTTGTATTTGTTTAATTTTTCTCTTTGCATTTTAACAATCTTACCAGTGTCTAAGTTTTTAATTTCTTCAATCATATTCCAGATGTCTGAATGGTAAAAATCCTCACTTCCAATAACTCTCAACTCCTTATCTTGTATAAAGAATGAATCGTGAACATTGATTGTTCCATCTTTATTTATTAGTGCTTTCATATTTTTTTATTAAAATTATATTTACCAAAAGCATTGATAAACTGCTTACATCTGCAATTATTAATATTTCATTTCCTATTCTTAATGCTTCAATAAATAACAAGAATACAGATACAAAGGTTAAATAAAACATACTTAAAGATATTCCTTTACTGTCTTTTGTTTTTATTAGTTTAAATATCTGAGGAACGCTCGAAAGCATCATTAATGGAATTGCTAAATAGCTTATTAACATATTATTGTTTTTTAAAAATTAATATATTTTGATGTATTTTTACCAGTTTTTTTCCAGATCCAAATTGTTTGTTTGCTCTCATACTTGCACTTGCAACTGGATTTAATAAAATCCCTTCATTGTAAAACTTCATTCCACACTTTTTAAAAGCAGTTATTGTATCTGGAACAAATCCAATATAATTTCCTTTTTTATCTCTTACCTCTCCAACAACAAAACAAGCATATCCACCTGGTTTTAATAGATTGCAACTTTTTGCAATTATTTCTTCATATGATTTCATAAATTCAATATAAGGCATATTTGAAATATCCCCTTCTAAATCACTATAAACCTCTAAATCTGCATATGGTGGGCAACTAAAAACAAAATCAAATTCTTTATTAAAACCATCCAAAACTTCATTTGAATCCCCAACAAACCAATTAGGCTGATTATTTAATTCAAGTATATCCATTCCTTGTTCTCTATTGCTATCTATCTGCTCTTGCCTTATATCTATTCCAGTGTAATTAAATCCTAAATAATTTGCAACAATACCACGAACAGAACCACCAGCAAATGGATCGAGTATCTCTTTACCATCAATACAAAACC